CACATTTTCATCAATGGAACGGTTTCATCTGCAACATTTAATGGCATATATACAGTTGCCTCAGTTGTCGATGAATACACTTTTACTACATCAAATAATAATACAGAAACTCTACCGGTGCTCAACTTGCAAGATGCCAGGTCTCTTGCTTGTTATCCATGTTATGTAAAGGTTACATCAACTAATCTTTCTATTGAAAAAATATCTAGAACACAAAATAATAACAATACAGAATCAATTTGGCTAAGAAGAGCTTACGAGTATATTAAAGCAAAAAGAGCTAGTATTGGTATTAGAGATATCTTTCTAGGTAAAGAAATATACTTAGAGTCTGCAGAAATTATATCTAAACCCTTCTATGTTGATAAAGACATTGACTTATTAAGCGTAGAAGTAGCAGAATACGTTCCTCAGTCAAACGATTCTGCTACGTCAATAGATTACTATATAAGTGTTGACGACGGAATAAAATGGATTCAAGTCTCGCCAATGAAAAAAAGTTTTGTTGGCATACCAGAAATATTAGCCTTTAACCAAAATTTAAATAATACGAATATGCTTCCGCAGATAGCATATTATAATAGTCCAGAAATTCCAAGTCCAATAAAATCAATAAGATTTAGAGCAATAATGAAAAAAACAAAGACTGGAAATTCTACTCCAGTTTTAGGATCCTATAAAATAGGAATAAGGTTTAAGTAAAATGAGCATAGACAATATACAAAAAGCAAGGTTTTTAAATACAATATTTAAAATGTATTATGCACTTGGGCAAGAGCCAAGTTATAATGACATATCAATTTTGTATGGTCAATACTTTGATAGAAACAGAATTGGACAACCAGTAAGCCTTAATTACGATGACATCAATGCTTCTAATGTTATTGACTATGATAAAATCAACAGGATTATGACAACTACATTATTTAATGTTGATGTATTGTACGACTCATTCCACGAAGAAGTCGAAGCACTATATCAGACTGTTTCTTCTTATAAATTTAGAATTGACCATTTAAGATCAAAAAGAGCAGAGGTGGAAAAAAAAGTAGACGATTACCTTTTTTCACTAAAGAATACAGATGGATTTTATTACAGCACCAGTAACGCTTTTAATGATACGGAAACAACAGATTTAAATTTTACATCTGCGTTAGTAGATACAGAAGTTAGAAAAGTAACAATACCAAAATTAAGCTCAAGCTTGTTTAACTTTATTGGAAACATTTTTAACACGACAAGCAGTTCAAAAGTAGAGATATTTTTTAATGGCGAAAGAAAAGAGGGGAAAGACGGAATTGATTTTAGTAAAGTATTTGACGGATTAAATAATTCTAGATGGTCATACACATCGTCAGATATGACAAGCGGATATAAGTCTAGCTCAGTTGGTTCATGTGTACTAAAAATAACAGTACCTATAGTTGATCCTGATCAAAATGGGATATCTACGGTAGAAGGAAGATTAATATCAAATAAACAGGTTGACACATCAATCCTTTTGGTTGATGGACAAGATAGAGCGAATTCTGTTTTTGCTAGCAAGTCTGGATCTTCTGATTACGATGTTTTTTCTTTTCACTTTGATCCAAAAGTTTGTTCTTCTGTAGAAATATATTTAACTAAAATTGAACCAGATTATATAAATAGTGACATAGATCAATCACTAAAGTATACTTACGATTTTACAATAGATGAGTTAGTAATTGCGTCTCCTTATTATGATTCCTCGGCCATATATGTAAGCAACCCAGTTTCTATACCTTCAGAGCAAAACAGTTCCATAATGATAGATGCAGTCTCCATAGAAACTGATAGCAATATACCATCAGGATGCAATATAAACTATTATATAGCAGAGGATGTATCCAATGCAGATCAGCTGAACGATTTTAATTGGCTCCCCATATCTCCAACTAACGCTAGTGGTCCATTGAATGAAAAAATTGTTAAATTTAATGGAGCCACATTAAGATCTAAAAATGTAATTGAACCAATACAAAATTCTATATTGCCTACTGATGCAGAGTTAGTTAGAATTCCTAGGACTACAGAGAATAGGAATCCAATAGAATCATATTTCTATCAAAATGATTATAATAATATAGGATTTAACCTTTATAGGTTTGCTAAGATGCCAACAGGAATCGATCCAATCACCCCATACATTTTAGAAAATGTTAATAGTAATCAGATAAAAATGAGTATAGTCTCAGGCACATCTTTAAATCAATCTGGTTGGCAAGAAGTATTATCTGGATACAGGAATGATATAGTTCCAACTTTTTCAAATAGATCAGTTCCAAATAGCCAAGAGTTTTTTTCTACTGGATCAAGTGAAATAAATTATGGCAGCATGCACCTTGCCACTAACGTTTATACTCAGGCAGCAAGTTCTATTACTAAGAACTTCTTAAAATCTATTGATGCACAGTACTGGGACATTGAGATTTACCTTAATGGATCTTTATTGTCAAGAATAGAGCCAGGTACACTATCTAAGTCAATAACATGGAATTTCCGTTCAGGACAAAATAGTTTGGTTTTTATAATTAATAAATCTACAAATGGTTCAAATGGAACAGAAACTTCATTTGTTGGTTCATTCAGTCTTTTTGATGGACTGTCTATTTTAAATATACCAGGTATAAAAGTTTATCAAGATTATTTATTTTATGTAAAGATAGAAGATTTAAGAAATTTATATTCTAATACAGATAATGTTTTCTCAATAATTAATTATGAAAATAATAAAGAAATAGTATACAGAAGAGAAAAAGAAATAGGTGTTGGAAGTATTGTTGAATATTATGAGAATTTAAATAATGGAATTACAAAACTAAGATTAAGAGCGGACTTAATGCGAGGACAGAACGCATACTCGGCACCATCTTTAAACTCCTACAGGATTAAGTTTAAACACTAGGTAAATTATGACAAAAAGTTATTCAAAATTAAATAGAAAAAATATGGTACTAGAGCCAAACTTATCTAGGCAAAGACTATCATTCAAGGGTCCTATCCCGTCAAAAGTTTTAAACTTGTACTATGATCAATTTGTAGTTGATTGCTCAAGACTTTCTGTAATGGCAGATGAAGTAGACGCTGAAGCCAATCAACTGTCCATAGACTATGCAAATGATTTCAGTTTAGCTACTCCAGACTACTATATAGATGCCGACCTATCTTCCAAGGTTTACAATACTTACAGCTACTATGATCACAATCAGGATGAACAGACTGTTAATACAGAGTCATTTTTAGAAAATTTAGAATTTAAAAAATATGGAATTAATTCATCAATAATAAATTTATTAAATAATAAGATAAATATGTTAGAAGATTTAATTGGAAAAAAGGAATAATTTAAAGTGTCAGAATTTATATATACAGAAAAAAAATCTCAACAACTCCATGGTCCAATCTCTAGCACAGATTTTAATACAAGGGTTGAACAAAATTATTCAGACTTATTATATCTATATAACAAGTATGGCGTTTTAGATAAGAAGATAGCAGAGATAATAGAGAGGGTTGTAAAAGAAAACTTATTTTTAACGTCTGCTCTGAACGACCTGGTAGATAGAGTTAGGGCCATGGAGAGCCTAAGTACTAATCAAATATCTCTCTATTCAAAATCTCAAATAGATCTAATACCATTTGTTGGTACAGAATATTCTATAAGTTCAGATCAGCTGCTTGATTACAATGAGTATTACAATCAAGCTACATTACCTAGAATTACTGGATCTTCTTTCTCAAAGATAAAATTTATTAGCTCTACAAAAGGACAGGTTATACCAGATTTTCTTCAGACTAGAATCGATAATAATCTTTCTGGTGGAGATTCTACCGGAGCTGTCATAGACACAACTCCCGTCCAGTATGCTTTCTTGGACCAACCAGATAAAATATGGAGAAGAAACGTAATACTAAATGAGGCAAACCCACTGGGTGTAAGCTTATATCTTTACATTAAGATCCCCTCCGGTTCAATGGGTTCGTCATTAACCAACTGCATATCGCTAGTTCCCTATCCAGCTAGTGGAGTTAATGTAGTCAAGGTGGAATACACCACTACATCTAATCCATCACTGTCTGATAAAGATTCTTATCTGCCAGTCAACCCAGGATATTATGACGATCAGTATGATGCAATAGGTAAGGTAGCCCCTGGTGGATGGTCTACTGTAGGCTCTGACACTATCCATAATTCTGGTCCACTTAATTTTTATTTTGCAGAAAAGAGTGTAACTGCCGTTAGGATACTACTTAGACAAAAGAGCTACGTGATAGAGAATAATAAGTATGTCTACACCTATGGTCTATCCAATATGGATGTTAGATATGATAAATTTATGCCTACCGGTAAAACTTTTATTAAATTTACTGCACCTGAAGGCAAAACTATCAATGAGATTCTAAATGTATCACCTAAGATATATAACGTTTCACAGTCTCAAGTTTCTCAGATCTCTTCTTATAGGGTTTTCTACCCAAATGGAGAAACATATAGCCCCAATTCTAATACCGGGACCTCAAGCCATGTCTATATAGAGCTGACCATGTCCATGGCAGACAATAAAATACCTCCAGTTCTATCAGACCTTATTATTCAGGCAGATTATAATCTTTAATTGTTGCAAAAAAGGCTTAATCTTTTTACTATAACGCTGTAAGGTTTCTATAAGGAGAGCAAAATGGCAACTGCGTACGTAGGTCCAAGACCTATTTTAAGGGGTGTGAACTCCAGCGATATGGTTAATCCATATACAACAATGACCGGTAGAGTCAAAGGTACTGGAACGTACTCTTACTACCCGCTTTATAACACTAGTCATCTTTTGACTGGTGCACCAGACAATCATCGTGCACCTGGCACTGGTTACTTCCCAGGTGACGTATTTATGTCACAAATCTTTACGGGTAGCGTATCTTACATTCACCCACTTTCTGGAACATTCCCTGACGGTACCGCAACTTATGATGGCGCTAGATTCCGTCCAAGTGAATTTAAAGGGCTTAGCGGATCTGCTGTTTTCGAAACCACATTTGGTCACGCAGAAAGAGAAAACGAATACAAGCTTCGTCAGTATTCTTTCAAAGGTTTAGCATCAGCTAAAGCTATGGACAACGTTGGGCATGCCGTTAGAACCGATGCACAAGGTGCACCTAATACCTTTGGAGTCTTTAGGCCTGAAGAAGAACATGGTGTAGCGAGTGCTAGAGTCTTCAATGCTACGTTTGGACAAGCAATTCCAACCGGCTATAATAATGAGTATGGTAAAAACAAAGTTCAAGAGTGGCGAGGCGTTGCCTCTTCAAAAGCTCTCTGATTACTATTCGTCTCCAATAGTATTGGATAAAGACGATAGAGTATCTGGCTTGTATGCTTGGCTAGCTCTCCTGGCAGCAGTTGCAGCCTACGATGCTTATGCCATAAAGACTAAAAAAGCAGAAACATTAACAAGATTTTTTTGGAGATCAACCGAACACCCAACAAAAAGTTTGGTTCCAATATCTATTTGGCTTCTAGTAACTGGTCATCTGTTGTTAGAAAAAAATATTAGAAAGAATAAATTTAACCACCCATAGCACGCTAGTGCTAGCAAGCATAAACTTGTGATATACTATCACAGGCGATCTTACTGAATTCCCGCCCTATAAATTTGGGGCGGGAATTCAATTTTTATAACCAAGTTTTATATCTTTAGATGAAGGTAAAGAGGATTAACCATGTCTATACAGTCCATAGAAGCGTTGGCCACAAATGGTGCGCTATCTTTTGACGTAGCAGAAAAATACCTAACCATATATCTAGGTGAAGCAGATTGGAAAGAAAAAATAGGACAACTGTGGACAGTGCAGAAAAGAAGATTAGGCGACGAGCAAAAAGCAAAAGATTTCATTAAGAAATCCGTAGCGTGTGCGTGTCTATCCCCCATAATAAATAAGTCAGCAATACCAGACGAAAAGCATGTATTGCTATTTTGGGTTGGTGGTTGGCCTCAGTTTAATGAGAGAGATTGGTTTGATCTATTTAAATCGATAGCTAAAAAAGATTTAGAGATAGAAAAGAATAGAAAAATTGTATTACAGTCTGGAATCTTTAATCAGATAGACGTTTCCCCGCTGACAAGACAGGCTTTTAATTGGATTTATGAGAGAACAGATAAAGAATCATTCTCAACAGAAGAAAAAAAGCAAGAAGCTTTAGAAAAAGTTAAAAACTTAGTTAAAATATATGGAGGAGCTATAATTTGTAACGTTTTTACTAGTTATCCAATGAACATAGAAAAAGTTTTGAACTGGAGAAGCGGATATTTCATAGAAAAAGAAATATATAAAGTATACTCTTTAGAACAAATATTAAAAATAAAAAAAGCAGAATTAAACAAAACTAACCCAAAGTATATTACAAGTATTAAGTGACAGGAGAAGTCTACAATGAGTACGCCAATTACAACAGAAGAACCACAAGTGCAGCAACCAACAAAGAATCAGTCTATGTTTATCTTTAAGATAAACGATGATTTTATTGATGGATACAGAAAGAAGAAGCCACCATTTGGCTACACTGACGCTGCAGGAAATTCTGTTGGTGAGATTACTTTTTTGCGTACTTATTCTAGATTAAAAGAAGATGGCACAAAAGAAACTTGGGCTGATGTTTGCGAGCGTGTTATTAATGGCATGTACTCTCTTCAGAAAGAGCACTGCAAGAAGAGTCGCCTTCCCTGGAATGATGTAAAGGCTCAGGCAAGTGCCAAAGAAGCATTCGATCGTCTCTTTAATCTTAAATGGACTCCACCAGGTCGTGGCCTTTGGATGATGGGCACTCAAACAGTTAATGTACACAAGAACTCAGCTGCTCTTCAGAACTGTGCATTCGTAAGTACTGGTGAAATGTCTAAATTTAATCCAGCAAAGCCTTTTACATTTTTGATGGAAGCATCCATGCTTGGTGTTGGTGTTGGTTTTGATGATAAAGGTGCAGACAAAGATTTTACAATCTATGAACCAAATAAGCCTACCATTATTGATGTTATTGCAGATGACCGTGAAAGTTGGGCTAGATCTGTTGGCGATTTAGTCAACTCATATCTCAAGCAAGATCAAAGCCCCATAGAATTTGACTACTCTTTGATTCGACCATTAGGCAGTCCAATAAAAACATTTGGAGGAACAGCTTCTGGTCCAGCTCCATTAATCAAATTGCACAAAGCAATTAAAAAGATATTTACTGGTCGTGCAGGAGATAAATTAACACGCAGAGATATAGCAGACATTGGAAATCTAATTGGCGTATGCGTAGTCTCTGGTAACGTCAGACGTTCAGCTGAGCTTTTGATAGGTAGAATAGATGATGAAAATTTCCTTAACTTAAAAAACTCAGAAGTTTTTCCAGAGAGAAATTCATATGATGCCGAAAGCCCTGGTTGGGGATGGATGTCAAATAACTCAGTAGAAGTTTCAGTCGGACAAGACTTGTCAGCTATAGTTGACGGAATAGCTAGAAATGGTGAGCCCGGTGTTATTTGGATGGATATGTCTCGCAAGTATGGACGTCTTGCTGATCCAGCTAACAACAAAGATCACAGAGTTGCTGGTTTCAACCCTTGTGCTGAGCAATCACTTGAATCATACGAGTGCTGCACTTTAGTAGAAACATACTTGGGCAGACACGATTCACTAGATGATTATAAGAGAACCTTAAAGTTTGCTTACCTGTATGCAAAAACAGTTACACTTCTGCCCACTCACTGGGAAGAGACAAACGCAATTATGCAGCGCAATCGCAGAATAGGCACATCTATGTCTGGTGTTGCAGATTTTGCAGATACAAACGGCATGCCAGTTCTTCGTGAATGGATGGATCAGGGATATAAAACTATTCAAAGATATGATAATATTTATTCCGAATGGCTAGGTGTACGTGAGTCAATTAAAATGACGACTGTTAAGCCATCAGGAACGGTATCTATTCTTGCTGGAGAGTCTCCTGGAGTTCACTGGACACCAGGCGGAAAGTATTTCAATAGAACCATTAGATTCTCTAACGATGATCCTATGCTTCCATTATTTAAAATGGCTAATTATAAAGTTGAGCCAGCAGCAGAATCACCAGATACAACCAGTGTTGTCTACTTCCCAATTAAATCTAATTCAGTTCGCTCTGAAAAAGATGTAACAATATTTGAAAAAATAGCACTTGCAGCAGCAGCGCAAAGATACTGGTCAGACAATTCAGTATCCGTTACTGTATCTTTTGATGCAGAGACAGAAAAGCAACACGTAGGTACTGTACTTCATATGTACGATGGACAATTAAAGACAGTATCATTCTTACCTACAGGTAATGATACATACTTGCAGATGCCCTATACTCAAATAACAGAGCTAGAGTACCAAGAAGAGGGTTTGATGAAATTGTTCCCCATAGATCTAACTGGAGTTTATGCCGGTATGGCAGCTGACGCAATAGGGGAATCCTATTGCACCACTGATTCTTGTGAAGTAAAATTCATCAAGGATAATAGTTGATAGGATAAAAATGTCTAAATATGAAGAAGACGACATTAATAAAATGTTTTCGGAAATTATGTCTTCTAATTCAATAGAAGGTTTAAACGAATCTAAAAACGAAGAAGTAATAGATATTAAAAATCTTCTTTTAGTTCAAGAGTCTTTGATGGATGCCCTGATCTGCATTAACTCTATGATATATAGGTTGTATACAGAAAAAGATTTTACTGTCGCAGAAGATACAGAAAAATATATGGCAGATCTCTATCAGGCTTCCGAAGATCTTTTCATACATATTTCGAAATCAGATGCTATACTAGATGAAATGGATTTAGATCTATTAGATGAAGACGAAGAAGACGAAGAAGAAGAAGGCTAAAATTAAATGTCTGTTGAAAATAAAACCATAGAAGTATTAGACAAAGGTTATGTAAGACTTGTAGATAAGATGGGCAGCGATCTATCCGTAGTAAATGCTGCCAGAGCATCTTTTGCCAAAGAGTCACAAGAGCTGTCAAAAAACGATGCAAGACTGATAGATTTTTTGGCTAGAGAAAATCATATGTCTCCATTTCGTCACGCATTTGTTACGCTAGAATTTAAAGCTCCCCTGATGGTAGCTAGACAACATTGGAAGTATGTAGTTGGATCTGACCATACTATGGATTCCTGGAACGAATCTTCAAGAAGATATATAACTATGGATCCTGAGTTCTATATTCCAAAAGTTGAAGAATGGAGACTAGCTCCAGAAGACAAGAAACAAGGCTCACACGGCTTAGCAGACCCCTTTGTGGGCTCTCTGCTAACAGACTCCTTGATTAGGTACGCAGAGCAGGGTGAGGCGTTATATAACATGGCCATGGACAATGGAATAGCACCAGAACAAGCTAGATTATTCTTACCTGCTTATTCTTTATATGTAGTATATAGGTGGTCATGTTCTCTGCAATCTGTTGTATTATTCTTATCTCAAAGACTGGCAGAAGAATCACAGTTTGAAATACAAGAGTATGCTAAAGCCATAAAGGAAATAGTAGAACCATTATTTCCAATAAGCTTTAAATCTTTATTGACAGGGCGTTAAACTAAATGGCAACAAAGATAATTGCAGCCCTAATTTTTGCCGTACTAATAAATTGGTCAAACGGCTTACAGTTTGCATCTCATATTGAAAAAAATAATAGAACAAGAATCATTATGCTAAGCGTATCAATTGTATTAGCTTTTACATGTGGTTTGATTTTGTCTATAGTCTGATTGTATTAAGAAGAAAGTCTCACAACAATGCCAGAACTTAATGCTAATGTGCCAATGATTGAATGCTACGTTAGGGGCAATTTCTTAAGAGATCAGTTGGACTCCCATGGAAAATATTTCCCCTGCATGATTTTTGGAGTAACAAGTATTCAGGGAAGAAGTCCCTTATTCCACTTCTTAATGGAAGATGGAGGGATTTGGTGGAGAATGCCGATCAATGCCTTCTGTGAAAGACCAGGTGTTCCTGAGGTGGATATTCACGAACTTGTTCTTTGGAACTCTTTCAGCCCTCATGTAGCAGTTACTGAATTCCAAGCAATGAGAAATATGAGAATGAAGTACGTAAGTAGGTCTGGAGAGTTTGTCAGTACAAAGTATCTATTTACCCTTGATTGGCATGCTCCAGACGATAATAATATAAATCTTGGATTTAGCACAAATCCCGGTCAACATAAATGTGGTCATGTGATGCTTAGAGATGATGGTAATTACGCTATACAACCAAATAATAGAGTTAGATTATTTGATCCATCCTTTACAACAAAAGAAGGAAACCTTATTGATAGGTTTGTCAATACTAGAAAATGGGATGTTGAGGATGCGGATAAATGGAAAACATCTGATGACAATAGATATTACTATGATATTAAATAATTAAAAATGTTGTATAACACAAAAGACAAAAAGTACATGCAATTGTGTATTGAGACAGCTAGAATTTTTTCTACGTGTGCAAAGAAACAGTATGCAGCGGTTCTAATAGATGATAATAATCATATTGTTAGCGTAGGATATAACGGTGGACCACGAGGATTTGAGCACTGTAAAGACGGTGGCTGTCCAAGACTGCATGAGAATTCACAAGCTGGATCTAACTATGATAACTGCATAGCAATTCACGCAGAACAAAATGCCTTGCTGCATTGTGACTATAGTTCAAGTCCAAAAAAAATGTTTATCAATGGACCACCATGTTTCACTTGTGCTAAAATGATAGCAAGCAGTACGATAAAAGAAGTGTACTATTTAGTAAACTCTGAATATAAAGATTGGGATAACGTTTATAATTTCCTCCAAAAGTGTGGAGTATCTTTAACTGGAATAGAAAAATGGCAGCTGGAAAATTAAATTACATTGTTACATATGAGGGGTTAAGCCAAGTTTTTGGTTGCGCATCAAAGAAGATTGCGCTAGAATCTCCACCACCAGAAGGATATTCGTTAAAACAAAAAAAGGTTCTGTTCATTACATTTGAACCAGATAAAAACAATCTTTGCGTTTATCAGATTCCACAAGAAGAGATAATGAGCGCAGAGATAAAGAGTAAGAAGCAAAGCGATGAGTAAAAAATTAAATACAAAGAAAAAAGTTAACGTAAAATTACTTCCGGGGCAAGCAATATATGTTGCTGACATGGAGAGATTTGATCATATAATTTCTATGTATGATTCTATAGCCAAAGATTGTGTAGAAAAAGAAGAAAAAAGATCTTGGCTTCAGATAGCAGATGAAATTAGGGTACATGTTAGGGAAACATATTTTAGTCCGGAAGAAGATTACGCTGATGAAAAATGGTAAATACACAAAAGTTATTATAGTTTCCTTTTTTTTTGGAGCACTATTAGCTAATGTTTCTTTCAAAAAAGTGTCTTCAAAGAAAGATAAAGTAAACTGGATGCAATATATAAATAGGCTTCAAGAGTTCTGCTTGTACGATCTAGATGGAGCTAAACAAGAGTTTATCTCTTTAATAAACTCAGGCTTAAACTACGAAGAAGCATTTAACTTAACACTTATTTCTAAGGCGCATAGAGAGATGGTGCTAGGAGAAACCCATGATTGATTTATGTGTTGTAAATTATAATACAAGAAGACTGTTGCAGAGATTTTTGGATGCTCTACACTCAGACGTATACAATCCAAATGGCGCGCTTGCAAAAAACTGGAATCTATTTATTATGGACAATGACTCTACGGATGATTTTGTTCCATGGTTAAGAGAAAACGAAGAACGATATTTAATAGATAGAACATTTTTAAGAAAAAATATAGGATACTCTTCTGCTATTAACTATATGGCTTCTAAAAGTAGCGCAGAGATAGTTGGTGTTCTTAATGGTGACGTTTGGATGACCAGTGAAGATTGCCTGAACATAGAAAAAGCATTTGCCAACAATCCAAACCTACATATACTCGGCCCTAAACAAAGAGATGAGCATGGATATATAACTCATGCTGGCATCATAGGGACTAATGTGCAACCTAAACATAGAGGTTGGCGAGAGCATGACCCACAAGACTTGCTCTATAAGGATCAGATTAATTGCGTAACTGTATCAGGATCTGCATACTTCGTGAGAAGAGATGTCTGGGATGATATGACTAATAATAAACAATATCGAGAATTATATCCTGATGCTATAGGAGCATTCTTGCCAACGCCACACTATTACGAAGAAACTTGGTGCTCTTACTTTGCAAGACACCTAGGCTACAATGTAGTGTATGATGGATCGATATCTATCGGTCATAGCTGGCATGCATCAAGCCCAAAGCCAGGAGAAGGTATTAGCAATGCTGATAAGTACTTCCCCATAAGTAGAGAAATTTTTAGAAAAGCATGTGATCACATAGGTATAGAAAGAGACTAAAATGTGGAGAAATGAAAAAATCTTCATAGCAGTTCCAGCTTTTAACGAAAAGTTTACGCACATAACCGTAGAAGATGCTTTTGAAAAAGCTGACAAACCTGAAAATATTTATTTTGGTATTTTTAATCAAAAAACAAACAACCTTGAATTTGAAGATTTTTCTGGTTACAAAAATGTTAGATGCGTTAATGTAACATACAAAAATCCACTAGGTCTTGGGCTGGCTAGGGTAGCTGCAGCCAGTCTTTTAGAAGATGAAGAATATTTTTTGCAGCTAGACGCGCACACAATTTTTGCAAAAGGCTGGGACACGCGATTGCTAGGCGACCTAAAGGAGTTATTGCAGTATTGCGATAAACCTTTGATATCGCAATCGTTAGCTTGGCATCGTGAAGTAGATTATTTCAATAATGATCAAGCTTACATAAAAAACTTTAGAGGGGATAAAGCATATCCGCTTCATAAAGAAGGGGATATTAAGACTCATCCAGACCATTCTAGGGAGTCGGAAGAAAAGATTCTTGGAAAATTTCTCGAGCACTACCTTTGCTATGGTGGTTTCTTATTTGGCGAATCAAAATTTTTATATGATATTTCTTATGATCCATTCATATTAATGGATCCAGAGCAAGAAATAACGGCTCTTAGAGCATCCACTAGAGGTTATAGATTTTTTAGTTCAGACATAACACCTATATCTACATTGGGTAAAGGCGAAGATGGCGGCTTCACAGAAGAAAAATATAAAGATGATATTAGATATGAATTTTTAAAGTATAATTTTGATCAGATCAGAAAAAGCTGGCATGGCAAAAGATTTTATCAAGGTCTAAATTTTGGTTTTTACGGCGCTGAAACGAAAGAACTATATGATGAATATTTTAAAAAAATACTATAATATTTTTACATAACAATAGAAAGAAGATAAAATGGATAAAAATAATATAGACACTATTTTTGTAGCAATTCCTGCATTAAATGAATATTTTACTGATATAACTATCCAAGATGCTTATAGAAAAGCTAAGTATCCTTCTAATGTTTTTTTTGGAATATTTAATCAAAAAACTAATGAATCTAAATTTGAAGACTTCTCTGAATATCCAAACGTTAGATGCGCTAATGTATCATATGAGGAGCCATTGGGGGTAGGTCTTGCTAGATTAGCTTGTGCTACCCTACATAATGATGAGAAATATTTTCTACAAATTGATGCACACACAATTTTTGTAAAAGATTGGGACTCTATTCTAGTTGAAAATATAAAAGAATTAAAGAAATATTGTGATAAACCACTGATTTCACAATCTATATCATGGCATGGTGAAGAAGTATATTTTGATCCGGAGAAAAAGTATATTAATAATTTTATGGGAGAAAAAGCTTACCCTCTTTCTGCTAGAGAAGATGGTTTAAGTACTCACGTAGATAAATTTAGGGAACATGAAGAAAAAATATTAGGAAAGTATTTAGAGCACTACCTTTGTTATGCTGGCGGTGGACTTTTTGGAGATTCAAAATTTTTATATGAAATATCCTATAATCCATTTATCCTTTTTTGTCCAGAACAAGAAGTAACTGCATTAAGAGCTTCGACAAGAGGATATAGATTTTTTAGTTCAGATAAAACTGTTATATCAACTTTGATGAAACATCCAGAAAATGGTTTTACTAAAGAAAAATATTCAGATGATAGACTTTTTGCTTTTAATGGAGTTTTTGAAGGTAAAAAAATATACGGAAATTTTGGCTATGATTATCTTTATGGTAAAAAATTTGGTTTTTGGGGAGCAGAAAATAAAGAAGAATATGATGAATATGTAAAAATATCAAATAATTATTTTGAAGAAAATGATAAAAAATATCAAAATTTAAAAAAGGAAAATTAAAATGACAGATAAATTCAATGTATACTTATACAACGCAGAAGTTAAAAAAATAGTTGATGGAGATACATTTGATATCCTTATTGACCTAGGATTTGATACTTTTAGAAAAGGTAGAGTAAGATTATATGGAATAAATACTCCAGAGAGTCGCACTTCAAATCTTGAAGAAAAGAAAATGGGATTGGCTGCTAAAGAGTTTACCGATCAATGGATCACTGCTGCAGGTAGAAAAATTAAAATAGAAACAATTCTTGATAAAAATGAGAAGTACGGAAGAATACTTGCTAGAGTGTGGAACGAAGCAGGAGCTTGTCTGAACACCGATATAGTTGCTGCAGGGTTAGCCAGAGAATATTTTGGTGTAGGCGATAAGACATTCCAGGAATTCAAGAAAGAAAAGTAATGCAAACATTTTTACCATATCCTGATTTTGTGCAATCAGTAAAAGTTTTAGACTACCGTCGGTTGGGCAAACAAAGAGTAGAAACATTCCAAGTCCTTAACATATTGATGGAAAGAACTCCCACTAAGGGTTGGCGCAATCATCCAGTTACACGCATGTGGACTGGATATGAAGAAGCTTTAAAGTTGTATCAAAACTATACTATCCTTGAATGGATAGATAGAGGATATAAAAATAATATGAAGTTTGAAGATGTAAATCATTCTTCTATTATTTATCCAGGTTGGTTTGGTCAAGACTTGTTTCATAGATCTCATAGATCTAATCTTCTTAGAAAAGATTACGAATATTATTCCCAGTACTTTGACGAAGCACCAGATTTAGAGTATCATTGGCCAGTATGAGCATTACAGTTTATTTAGCTGGCGCTATGGATTACGTTGGCGACTACGCAAAAGGTTGGAGACAAGAGGCTACATTCATGTTATCCCTACGTGGATACAAGGTTCTTGATCCAACATCTATACCGGAAGATTGCACGATGTCTCCGGATGAAATTGTACAAAAAAATCTATTTATGCAGAAGAAATCAGATCTTCTTCTGGTAGAATACATGTTAGAGAATAGAGCTTACATAGGTACTGATTACGAAATGGCTTGGGCTAAAATGAATAATCAACCAACAGTGGTCATCTGCTCTAATCAGAATAAAGATCGTCCATATATGAAATATATGGCCACAAGACTTGCAGATACACTGCAAGATGCTATAGAATATATAGCAATCCATTATCCAACAAAATAAAAGGAAAAAATAATGTCAGACAATAAGTTCAAATACTTTGCTGTTACAACAACTAGCTTAGTTAAGGCTAATAATAAAACAGAAGCACAAAATGTAGCCATGGGTCGCCGTGGATCAGATGGAGAGCTCTTGTTCAAGTCAACAGAAATTGAACGCATTTCGTCAGTAGAAGCACGTGAGCAATTAGAAGAATTCACGGCCTGATATTAATTATCTTTAGTGGGGGGGTTGGGTTTTCCTGACCCCCCACTTTATTTATAAAGAGGAAAAAATGTTAATAGCACAAATGGTTGGAAAAAATGAATCAGGAAGATTCTTAGATAAAGTACTTGAAAGACTATCAACTCAAGTAGATAAGATTGTATTTACTGACGACTGTTCAGAGGATGATACAGTACAAATAGCCTCTAAGTACGCTGAGGTTTTTAGCAACAATGAAACAATGTTTGAAAAGCATGAGGGTCATCTAAGACTCAATGCTTGGAAAAACTTAGAGACAGTAGCTAAAGAAGGTGACTGGATAATTGCAATTGATTGCGACGAAATGCTCTTCCATGAAGATGGCATAGAAATTAGAAAAGTTTTACAGTCAAGCCCTTATGATGTGGCGAACGTTAGGTTCTATCATATGTGGAACGAAACACAGTATAGGGTTGACAAATTATGGGCTCCTAATAATAGCTCTAGAATTTTTAGATACAAAAATGGTGGGACATTCTTAGACAAGAAGCTTGCCTGCGGTTCTGAACCAACCTATGTGGTTGAATGGTTGAATCAAAGAAACTATTGGGTTCACTCAGGTCTAGTTATGCAACACCTTGGTTATGCTAGAGATGAAGATAAAGTAATTAAACATAAAAGATATATGTCCATAGATAAAGGTGAGTTCCACAACATACAACATATTGAGTCTATTGTAGATCCTAATCCCGTACTAGTAAATTGGAATTTAAAATGAAAACATATAACACTAAAGAAACCATAATCAAGGTAACAGAACTTATGGAGAAGAAAAAAAGATTTGCTTTTGTATCATATACAAGATCTTCATTCTTCTCTATACTGGGGGATATCAAGGGTGATAAAAAACCACCAAAGAATTTCGTTCAGTCAATACTTACTAGTATCACTTCTAATGATCCACAATACATTGCTGGAGTACAGCCTGACTTTATCCATTCACAGCAAGACAAGCTTAGTAAAGTAGGCTTAAAAGATAAGGTGTTTTATGACTCATGCTTTCTTGAAAATTATATCAACCAAGACTATGACATATTCAATACGTTCATGCAGTACTATTTTAAGCATAATAAGGTATTAGTCATTTCTTTTCAGCATAAATCTAATATTGGAAAGTTTTTCTCTAAAGACTCTGCATTCATACAAGTCCCATATAATGATTTTTATGATAAGATAGATTCAATAATAGCTCAAGTTTCTGAGTTTGATAACGAATATCAAATGTGCGTACTAGATTGCCCCATGTTTGCTTCTGCTTTAGCTCCCAAGCTTTGGGAAAAAACAAAGATGTCAATTTTAGACCTTGGGAAAACACTAACTGTAGCACGAGCATTTGATAGAAATAAAGAGGGTGGACTTGAAGAAAAATTGGGAAGAACACCAAGACGATGATGAGTTTCTTAAAGATCTTTTGTTTGAAAGTAATTTATCTTTAACTCAGATAGCATCAGAACTATCTTTTTCAGTTGCTAACTTAAATAAAAGAATAAAACAACTAGGTCTTTCTTGGATAAAAGAAAAAAATAAAAAGATGTCAAGAGGTCAAACGGCCTTGACTCTAGTTATGAAAAAACTTTTACCAGGAGAAGAAATTGTTAATGAGCATCACTTAGGTGATAAACTTAGGTTAGATGTATACTGCCCAAAATATAATCTTGCTGCAGAGTATCATGGTAGACAGCATTTTTTTTACACTCAAAGATTTTTCAATACAATATATGAGTTTGAAGAAGCTCAAAAAAGAGATGAAAAAAAGATGCAAATGTGCAAAGAGTTAGGCATAGCTCTTATCGTTTTTAGATACAACGACAACCTATCAGAAGAATCCGTATATGATAGAATGTTGCAAGCAATAAAAAACGCACCAGATATGCCAGTACGTGTTGAAAAAAGAACACTAAAAAATAATCAATTTTACTTAGAGTCAAAGAAAAAAAACTCTGAAAGTAGAAAAGCTTATTATAAAAAAATAAAGGAAAAAAGAAAACAAGATGGAACCTGAGCTAGATACGGAACAAAAAGATAAAGAATTCCCAGTCGAGTATCAAATATTTGCTCTTTCACTTAGAGAAAAAGATGCAATAATCTTTTTCGACGCTTTCCTTCCTGAAGATATAGTGGGAACAATACATGGTCAGACTGGGATAAATGAGTTCTATAAAGCGCTCCTTGCTTATCACCACACCACAAAGCTAAACGTAGTAGACCCTATAGCTTTTAAGGTATGGCTAGATTCCGAGACTGATATCTATTCTGCATTAGGTGGAGCTTCTGGTGTTGGAATAATGATGGATATTCTAATGTCCATAGAGTTGTCTACTCCTGAGTCTATTACTAAGTTAATAAAACATAAAGCCAATAAGAGAAAGCAATTGGACTCTCTGCAGGAGCTCCAGATTTTAATTACTCAAAAAGGTGAAAAAAATGAAAAAGATATATTTCGAATATCTCAAATTACTTCCGACATCAAAGATCTTGAAGGTGAGTTAAATTACAATCCTTTAGATAACGTTACAACTGCTAACGACATATCCAAGAGAGCAGAAGATTTACTTGAAATACCAAACTTTTTGCCGACACAATACAAATCTTTAAATAGAGCTATGGGTTATACTGATGAGGGCGGTTTCTTTAAGGGTGCAGTACATGCGATAATTGCAGGCTCAGGAAAAGGAAAGAGCACATTCGCAAAGTGTCTGATCAATCATTGGGCAGACACAGGCTATAGAGTTCTCTACGTAAACTTTGAAGAAGCAATTTCCCACTGGGAAAGAGTTTTAATGACTCAAATAATTGGTAAGAATGTTTACAAAGAGTCTGGCACTTGGAATGAAGAGCAAAAAAATAAGTATCTTAAAATTTTTAGAGATAAGTTAGACCAATGGGGTGATAGATTCATGGTAAGACATGACCCAGACACTCCTTATTTTGAGGACTTAGAAAGATGGCTTAGAGATATCATGGGAAGTGCCGATCGCATTCCAGATGTGATTGTTATAGATACTATCCAGTCTATGTTTACAAAGGGTGGAAAAGGAAAACCTCGTTGGGGTGAATTTGAAGAAATGATGGTTCGCTTGGAGAAGCTAGCAAGAGACATGAACTGCGTTCTAATTATTACTGCCCAAGAAAACTCAAATAGAATGAAAGAAAAGAGAGAAGTAGTTCAACAATCTGATACAGGTGGTTCATTAGCCATACAACAAAAGTGTGCGGTTACAATATTTATCACAGATAAAAAGTTAGTTAGTGGTGATGACTCAGAAGATGAAAATGTAATGCAACTTCAGATACCAAAAAATAGAATTACAGGATCTACTTTTGTATATGATTCTCCTCTGGTAAAATATGTAGACGAAAGAAAAACATATGAAGAATATGAAGCAATTACCCAAAAGAGTTACAATCAAGATTTAGGTTTTGATGTCAGCGATCTAGCTGATTCAATGAGCGTTATTTAGGAAGTTATGTTAAAACTAACAGTTAAAGAATTAAAAGATTACCAGTTGTGCGGAAGACTATATGACTATAGGTATGTAGACAAGCTTACCGAAAAAATAGGCGGGAGAGATCTAACTTACATAAAGTATGAGAATGCTTTAAAGAGTATTGTTAATTTCTTTTTTTACAAAAAACAATCAGGATCAGTACCCTCTTATGCTTCTTTATTGAATAGGTGGGAGAAGATATGGTACCCCAAGGGCACTACTGCATATGATATAACACACGAACAACACGAAAGTTTCTATGGCAATAATGCAAGTCTTACCAGCAGAGCTGCTTCAGCTTTATTGGCTATATCAGAAAACTTTTCAGACAGTGGAATCATACCTATTGCAATCGACGAAGAGTTTATAATACCAGTCAACAACAAGGTTGCTATAACTGACAAGTTTGATTTGATTTATTACTACAATAAAAAAATATATGTAGTTAAATGGGTTTTTAATATAAAGTTTAAAAAACAATATCTGTATTCAACAGACTTTGCGGTAATGAACATGAGCTATTTTAGTAAGTATGGAAACAAAATAGACATAACAGAGTTTGGTTACTATGATCTTTTAAATCCTAAGTCTAACTTTACTAAGTTTGAAAGCAAGAAAGAAGATCTTGAAACAGTAGATGCGTGGTGCTCTACGCTTTTTGAGGATAAATTATTCTTGCCAAGAAGAGGTATGATTTCATACTGCACCTCATGTCCACATGATGCAGTTTGTTCTAAGTGGAATGTAAGTACAAAAAAGGATGGACAAACAAATGTCAAATAATATACTTGATGAAATATTATCAGAAAATAATAGTGTTATACCTAAAAAAGATGAAGACAAAATACTCCAGCCAATCTTAGATGAAATTAATTATATATTTGATGAGTCTATAAAGTCTTTCGTAAGAGCTATACTCTTAAGAGCTTCTAGCTTTTGGTCTATACCATCTAGTTTTTCTGGCAAGTATCATCCAGCTGATGAGCACAACTATGGTGGCAATGTTCTTCACACAAAAAGAGTTGTTAGAGCAGCAAAGATAATGTGTGAATCATACTCCCTATCTAGAGAAGATACGGACATAGTATTTGCAGCTTGCATATTGCACGATGTTACTAAAGGTATTAAGCTAGATGGAGAAGACTCTTTTCATTATGATCCAATGCATCCTTATACTGTTGCAAGACTGGTGCAAAAATGTCAAGAAGACGACAAGAACTATGCTTCAGAGTCCCAATCTTCAACGCTTTTTATATCTGAGGAAGTCGTGCAATCAATCCTGAGACTAGTAAGATGTCACCTAGGACCATGGTCTCCAGTACCAGAAACTATTCCTATTACATATATGGACATGATAGTCCACCTTGCAGATAACGTTGCATCAAAGGTTCATTATATTGTAGATGGAGAAAATGTAAATTTAGAAAGATGGAAGACGCAAAAAGATGAACGAAATTGATGATCGTTTATTAAAAAGATTTACCGCAATAAAAAAGATGGAATATTTCATAGAAGAATCTGTGTATTATAGAACTCATTCCGAAGAAATGATAAAAGATAATAAGATGATTTTGTGGAATTCAAAACAAGAATCTGGTAAAATACCACTGTATGAAAATAGAAGTTGAAGAAAATAAGTTTCTTTCACAATGGAAATATTATGAAGTAGCTAGATTTGTTCCATCACTAAATAGGGTGATTAGAGACAAAAAAAATGGCCAACCAGTTATAGTGACAGCGGAAGAAATACCGACATATGCTAATTCTAATGACAACACCGGCATATATACATCGGTATTTGCCTACAATAACCAAGATATAGATCAGGCAATAAGGCTTGGTCCACTATATTTCGACATAGATAGTGAGTCTATATCCGATGCTTATGACGATTGTATGAAATTATATAATCATTTAATGCAGTTTATACCAGAGAGTTCTGTACTAATTTATTTTACTGGAAAGAAAGGTTTTCATATAGAATGTGAGCCAATCTGCTTAGGGATAAATCCATCTAATAGTCTTCCTAAGATATATAGATTTATTGCTAATGATTTAAAATCTAAGCTAGGTTTAAATACTTTGGACTTTAGCGTATATGATGCTAGAAGAATGTGGAGACTCGTTGGTTCAAAGCATCAAAATACTGGGTATTATAAAACTCTCTTGAATCCATATGGACAAGATAATATATTTATAAAAGGTATAGAAGCTATCAAAGAATATAGTTCTAGCCCTTCTTCTTTAGAGGTATGTAAGCAAGAATTTAGCTACAAAGCCAATGAGTGGTACAGACAATACACCTATGATATAGAAGAGCATGAAAAAAGAAAAGACAACCCATTAGAGTATTTCAATAAGTATGGCGCAAAAGCTTTTAAGGATCTGAAAGAGACTCCTAAAATATTTAATAAGGATAATTTGTTAAACAAATGTTCTGCCGTAAAAAGACTTCATCAACAAGCAATTGATGATGGATACTTAGAGCACGAAGCTAGGTTATTCTTGTGCTCCATACTTACATATACTGAAGACTCTATTAAATATCTACATGAGATACTTTCACACTGTAGGGATTATAACTTTTCTAAATCATCGTCTCATATTAATGACTGGATAAAGAGAAGACAAATGTCCATTGGTGGTAGACCATATACTTGTGAAAGAGCAAATTCAGTTGGCGTTGGCTGCGGAGAATGTTCTTTGGAGCAAAGAAATAAATATGTAAAAGTTAATGGAA